AGGCCCCGCGCCCACATGTCAGGTGAAGCCCTTCATCTGACATGGCCCCGGTTCAGGCCCTAATGTCGGGCCATGACACAGCCGCTTCACATCTTCCGCGCCGGTCGCCACACCGCCATGTCGGGCCAGAACCTCGAGTTCTCCGAGGCGCAGGTGAGGGCCATCGCCGCCGCCTATGACCCGGCCCTGCACGAGGCCCCGATCGTCATCGGCCACCCGCGCGCCGACGCCCCGGCCTATGGCTGGGTGAAGTCCCTGCGCGCCGAGGGGGCCGGGCTTTTCGCCGAGCCCGATCAGGTCGAGCCTGCCTTCGCCGAGATGGTGAGCGCGGGGCGCTTCAAGAAGATCAGCGCCAGCTTCTACCCCCCGAAGGCGGCGGCGAACCCGGCACCGGGCAGCTACTATCTCAAGCATGTCGGCTTTCTGGGTGCCCAGCCCCCGGCGATCAAGGGGCTGAAGCCCGCCGAGTTCGCCGAGGACGGCGAGGCCGTGACGCTGGAGCTTGATTTCTCGGAGGCAGAGATCGCGGGACTTGCCTCGGCCGGGTTCGGCGGGCTGCGCCGCGTGATCGCCTCGTTGCGTGACTGGCTGCTCGCCTCGCAGGGGCAGGAGGTGGCCGACCGGATCGTGCCCGCCCATGAGTTGGAGAACATCCGCACCACCGAGGAATTCATGCGCAGCCAGACCGCGCGGGCTGGCGGGGAGACCCCCGTGCCCGGCTTTGCCGAGACCGACCTCTCGCGCCGCCTGAATGCCCGGCTCGACGAGCGGGCCGAGGACGGCGCCGAGCGCGCGGCCCTGATCGACCGGATGGCCGATGCGGCAGGGATCGAGCGCGGCACCGTCCTGCAAATCCTGCGCGGCGAGATCGCCACGCCCCCCGAAGAGCGGCTGCGCGGTTTCGCGCGGGTGCTTGGCCTCAAGGCCGATGATCTGATCGACCTCGTCGATCTGGCAGACCCCACAGAAGGAGAGAGTGACATGTCCGGTACGGACAAACAGACCCCAGAGGAACGGCTGGCCGCGCTGGAGGCGCGCGAGGCCGGGATCGCGGCGAAGGAGGCGGCTTTTGCCGAGGCCCGCGCCGCGGCGCGCCGCGCCGAGGATGCGGCGCTGCTTGATGCGCTGGCCAAGGATGGCCGGATCGCGCCGGGGCTCAAGCCCGAGATGGCGGCCTTCATGGAGGCGCTCGACGCCGAAGCCGAGGTATCCTTTGCCGAGGGAAAGGCCACCAGCCCGCGCGCCTGGTTCCGCGACCTGCTGCTCAAGCAGACCAAACCGCTGATCGATTTCAGCGAGCGCGCGGGCGGCGACACCGTCCCGCAGATCAAGACCCACAGCGACATCACCGCCGCCGCGAACCTGCTCGTCAAGCAGGCCGAGGAAGAGGGCCGCGCGCTCAGCTTCGCGGAAGCGGTGCGCGAGATCGCAGACAGGATGGAGAGCGACAATGCCTAACCCCGGACCGTTCATCAAATCCTACCGCGCCGAAGTGGCCATCACGGGCCGCAGCGTGGTCAAGTTCGGAGCGTCGGGTGGCGTCGTGCCATCTGTCGCGGCCACCGACCGCGCCATCGGCATCACCGATCAGCTCGACGCGGCCCCCGGCGACATGGTCGATGTGATCATGTCCGGCTCGGCCGAGCTCAAGCTTTCCGGTGCGGTCGCGGCAGGCCAGTCGGTGCGCGGCGGCGCGGGCGGCGCGGGTGTCGCGGCCGCCAGTGGCGCGGGCAACGTGGCCGTGGGCTTCGCGCTTTCGGGTGGCGTGGCCGATGACATCATCGACGTGGCCATCGCCCGTCATTCCGTGACCTGATCTGCAAGGAGCCGATCCATGAGCACTCCGAGACCCTTTCCCGTTGACGCGGCGATGACCGCGATCGCCGTCAACTACCGCAACCCCGATGTGAGCTTCATCGCCGACGGGCTGATGCCCCTTGTCGGCGTGGTCAGCCCGCGTTTCAAGTGGACGTATTTCCCGCCCGAGCAGTTCTTCACCGTCCCCGACACGCTCATCGGGCGCAAGGGCATCCCGCAGGAGATGGAATTCGGCGGCGAGGAGCGGGATGCCTCGGTCAACGATTACGCCCTCGATGTCACCATTCCGCTCACCGACATCACTGACGCCGCCGCCGGGCGGGCCAACGGCACCTCCAATATCGACCCCGAGGCGCTGGCGGTGCAGGGCATGGCCCACGCCATGCAGATCGACCGCGAAAAGCGGGTCGCGGCGATGGTGCAGGATGCGGCGAATTACGACGCGGCCAACGTGGTTCCGTTGGCGGGCGCGGGCAAGTTCAGCGATCCCGCCTCTGATCCCATCGGCGTTATCACGGAGGCGCTCAACAGCAGCTTCACGGGCCGCTTCAACGTCATGGCCACCAACCGGCGGACGCTTTCGGCGCTGGCCACCCACCCCCAGATTGTCAAGGCCACCAACCGCAACAGCGGGGATGCAGGCATCGCCACGCGGCAAGCCATCGCTGATCTGTTCGAGTTGAACGAAATCCTCGTCGGCGAGAGTTTCGTCAACACTGCGCGCAAGGGACAGACCGCCGCGATCCAGCCCGTGTGGGGCAACAACATCGCGCTGTTGCACCGCGACACGCAGGCCGGGCCGGACAGCCCGTTCCCGGCATGGGGCTGGACGGCGCAATTCGGCACCCGCGTGGCGAGCCGATGGCAAGTCCGCGAGAACGGCATCGAGGGCGCGATGCGGCTGCGCGTCGGCTGGCGTGTGCGCGAGGTCGTCTCGGCCCCGTCCGCCGGTTACCTGATCCAGAACGCGATTTGAGGGGCACATCATGAGCTATCGCATCCTGCGCACGGTGATCGCCGCCGCCCGGCTGGAGGCCGGGACCGAGGCCCGCGCCGAAGATATCGGCACGCCCGAGGATATCGCCCGGCTGATCGAGCTGGGCGCGATCGAGGAGGCGGGCGATGACGCGCCTGCGCCCTCCGACCCTGCGCCCGCCGATCCGGGCAAGATCGACGCCGCGCTGCGCGTGGCCCTGATCGGGGCGATAGGTGCCCTGCCCGAGGACGCTTTTGACGCGGGCGGCAAGCCAAAGGTCAAGGCGCTGGAGGCGGCGCTGCCCGAGCACAAGGACCGGATCACCGCCGCGCTGCGCGACGCGGTCTGGGACGAGATGAAGGCCGTCGCCGACGAGGCGGGCGGACATCAAGGGGGTGCCGCCGATCAGGCGTGACAGCCGGAAGAGACCGGCCCCCAATTCAAAAAAGGAAAAGCCCCATGTCCGACACGATCCCGAGCACCGATGACGCCCGCGTGACCAACAGCCCCGTCCGCCACGCCTACCGCGTGCTGAGCGAGGCCGAGAAGGCGCGCGTGGAGGCGATCAAGGATCTGGGGCAGGCCTTTCTCGATGAGCTTGCCCCGCATCAGGGACGCGAGTTCGCGCTCGCGCGCACCAAGATCGAGGAAGCGGTAATGTGGGCCGTCAAGGGGATCACCGCCTGATGCCTTATCTCGTGCCTCAGGACATGATCGAGCGGTTCGGCGAGGCGCGGCTGGCGGAGCTGACCACGCGCGACGGCATGGTCACCGGCATCGACGGCGCGGCGCTGCAAACCGCGATCGACGACGCGATCTCGGAAGTCGAAAGCTACGTCTCGGGGCTTTACGATGTCACGAACCCGCCGCGCGTGCTGACCGTCCATGCCGCCGCCATCGCCTGGTATCGCCTTCTGGGCGACCGCGCGCCGGTGGTCGAGGGCGCGAAGGCCAATCACGATCACGCGCTCGCCTTTCTCAAACGCGCCCGCGCGGGCGAGGTGTCGCTGGGCGATGAGACCCCCGCCGACACGGCCCCGGGCCAGTCGAGCGCGCCGCGTGTCGCTGCGCCGGAGGCCACCTTCACCCGCGACAGTCTGAAGGGGTTCTGAGATGGTCACGATGACGCTCACGCTCGACGATGCCCGGCTCGACGCGGCACTCGGCGAGGCGCTGCGCCTGGCGGGCGACATGACGCCGCTGATGGACCGGATCGGCACGGTGATCGAGACCTCCGTCAACGCGCGGTTCGAGACCTCCACCGGTCCCGGCGGCGAGGCCTGGCCGGTATCGCACCGCGCGCGGGAGACGGGGGGCAAGACGCTGGTGGACAGCACCCGGCTGCGCGACAGCATCACGCGCGAGGCGGGGCCGCGATCTGTCGAGGTGGGCACCAACGTGCCCTATGCCGCCACCCACCAGTTCGGCGCGTTCATCGAGCCGCGCGACAAAAGCGACGCGGCGGCCAAGCTCGCGTTCTTCCTGCCCAACGGCCAGTTCATCATGGTCGATCAGGTCGAGATCCCG